CGTACATCCCTCTATTCGACGCCGATACGCGGCGCGACCACTTACACGATCTTGCGTTTAGCTTGACGCTGTAAGTGCCGGGTTCCAGATTAGCGATGAAATACTTGCTTTGGATCTTCGATCCCAGGAACTTTCTGTACCTTTAGGGTTCATAGCCCTTTTGTGTGGTGTCTTTCCTTCTGTGTTTTGGTTAAATGGATTTTGCCTGGACGGATGATGTTGTGTGATGTTAGTGACCTCGCCGGTAGTTGGTACCACCACTGGGATAAATCACCGCGAGGTGGCCCCTATGGCAGCGGAATAATGAAACCGAGTAATCTGCTTCACGTGGCGATGCGACCATGATTACTAGTGCATGTAAAATTGCTAGTACGTTTTTGGTATTTTGTGCGTTAAACAAAAGACTAAGTTGACTGTCTTGATCAGTTAGTCAGATTTTATCTTTCACACTAAGGGAAAGAGTGTCTGGTCCACGAGCAGGACTCATATCCGGGTGGAACCGGCGTTGGAAAACTCAAAACTACTATGGCTACAACTATACAAAATGACGAGTGCTCTTCAAGCGATCTTCTCAGTGCAGATGTACAAAAACCTGATCAACGAAGCGATTTTGGATTTGACAGAGTATACAAGATGTGTTTCTCATGTTCTATCAATGGTAAGCCGCTCTGCAGGACTTGCGCGACAAAGGCGCGATTGGCTAAGAAAGCTGGTCTTACAGTTGAATGGGATGTCACTACGTACGACGAGTATATTGCAAGTCGTGCGAGACGAACTTGGCAGGAGTCAGGAATTCGAGCAAGGATTGTGCCTTGCGCACACAATGGAATGGTTGTACAAGGCGGAGGACAGAGTACAGATGCTGATTCAACAGATCCTCCGGCAGGATACAGAGCTTACGTTAACAGCCTTATCGAGTTACATAACGGGCTGCCAACTTTCGTGCGCGATCGTTCTGAACCAGTGTTCGCAGCATATCGAGTACTATGGCTCTTTACTTCTCACGATCTGGTTGAACTACGGAATTTAGTGTCTGTTGAGCTCGAATCTGAAAGAGGTTTGGAGTTCAATAGGCGTTCAGATTTGAAGACTACAATGTTGGCTGTTCTTGGTTATCTCGATGAGCAGGCAGGTCAACTCAATGATCTTCTCACACGTTGTAAATGGTCACGGAAAAGAGAAGCCATTGAGCTTGTGACGAAGCTCAGGAGTGATATCAAGAAGGAACGAGCACAAGTGGATCAATTTCCAGCGAGTTGTACTGTGATAGCGACAGATTTGGATGATCAGATGGATTCAGCTTCAGCAAGTGCTGTGACCGGAAAGAACAGTGATGACTTGGCGAAAGTGGCTGTAGATCTTGGTAAGGTGGCTTTGCGGTCTTTTGAGATCTGCGATTCACCAGCAGTGCCTATCATTGATGCGACCTCCATGGCCTTGTCAGATATACCTAGGCCTTTGTTGCCTATCGCCTTTAAGACAGGTGATCGAGTGAATGCACAGAGTCGTAATTTTGCACAGACGTCTAGAGTTGATGTCATGGACATACAGTCAAGATGTGCTATACCAGGACTCATTGCGCAAATCCAATGGAATACCACTCAGGTAGTCGGGACAGAACTTTTGGGTCCCGCGCGAACAGGCAACAATTATGCGTCTAATACACTAAACGCTATTGCACCAGGAATGCCTTTTGGTTTTGGAGGTGTAGGAGTTGGTAACAGTGTGTATCATACGTATCAGAGCTTCATTTCGCAATTCTTCGACTTTGTTCGGTGCGATTATGAGTTCATCGTAGAGACTATCAACACAACTATGCATCAGGGACAATTGTATGTGGCTATGCAGCCCTTCACTGGAGTTTCAGTTACTGAGCCAACACTAAGTCAAGCTCGTAACTGTTACGGAGCAACTCTTGATCTCAGCAAGTGTAACAGAACTCAGTTCAATGTGCCTTACAACAGTTTTGGGGATTATATTTACACATACCCCAATGGATTGGCAATGCAAGGTTCGCAGCCTACTTTGACAGGATCGATGGCCTCAACTTATAGACCAGCTTGTAACGGTTTTCTGTACATTTATGTGCAGAATCCATTGACTGGTCCGAGTACAGTGTCAACGACTATTGAGGTTAATGTGTGGATGGCTTTGAAGAATCTTGAGTTCTTCTCACCGAGAGCTATCAATGACTCATTCCTGTACGCGGAAGATCTTCTGTCGGAGTCAAATCCTGCGGATGCAATTCCGTTGGAAATGGATAATCAAATGGAGAGGTCAGCAGATGCTGAAATTCAGCAGTCGCAGCAAGGAGACACTTACGTGTCTATGCCTCCGACAGGACCTATCAAGCCGAGTACGAAGAGGGAAGTGGCAACAGATGTGAACGTCGCGCGGAGTGATTATAAGCGAATCATGTCAAGAGACTATCTGTTGGTAACTGGAGTCTTGTGGAATGTTGGTCAAGTGCGAGGAACTGGAATCTTCTTGCAGGATATTGCACCAATGTTCGAGTCAACAGATCTCTTCACTTCGGCCATGTTTCCGTACAACGGATATTACAGGACTTGTGTTGAAATGTCTGTCAGAGCTAACGGAAATCTCATGATGTCAGGTTTATTGGCTGTTGTGCACATGCCTGTGGGGTGTGTTGCGTCGTCTGTTTTGACGATACCACAAATTCAGCAGTATGTTGTGGGGTGGTTGACCCCTCAGACTGACACGAAAGTGACTATACAGATACCGTGGACACATGTGCATAGAGTTGTCAATCCATTGACTCTCTCGACAAGCACCAATCCAAACTATCTGCCAACTGCGTCATCACGGCTTGGACAACTTTTCATAGTTGTCTTTGCGCCATTGCGGACAGGAACTGGAGGCAGTAACTCCATCTCCATGAGTGTGTGGGGTCGACTTGTTGACCCTTACATTGGCTTTAAAAGAGCCAATGTCATCAATACACGAATGGATGATCAGATGGCGGGAGACGACGGAACGTCTGTTGATGCTGTTGAGCAAGGAGATCCTATAGAAGCGGAAACAGAAGGAGTGTCGGTAGATGTTGAAAATGCTATGCACGGAGCAGACAAAGATTTGTCGGATTCGACTGACACTATGATGAAGACTGAGTGTGGAGGAAGTATCATACCACGTCTACAGGGACCGTCAAGAGGATACTTGCGGACAAATCACACGAACATGCGGGCTTTGATGCGAAGACCACATTACATGACGAGCATATCTTTGCCTCCGTCGAGTGGAACTGCGGGATGGCAGTTTCTCGCTGGCATAGCGTGTCGTCCGTGTAACCCAACTATCCAAGCTCTCTTAACGACAGTGAGAGCGTGGAGTGGACAGTTTCGTTACCATTTCGTGTGTAATGCCGGACAAGCAACACAACTTATACTGAAGGCGCGCTGGTGGCCCTATCACTTTGTGACACCACCAGCAGGAGTTGATCTTACTCCTGTGGCAATAGATTTGCCTAAGGATTTCAGTGGTTCAGTTGTGTGGCGACCAGGAGAGGAGAATGTGAAGGTCATACAGATGGCACGTTATCACCCTCTCGCGACTTCGTTCATACCGAGTCCGTTGAGACCGAACGCTACGCCAGACTATCAGTTCTATGAAGCATATGGAACTATCATACTGACGTACAACAACGTGGCAATCAATAGTACGTCACCCCTGAACATTGATATTTACCAGAGTATCGGAGATGACTTCAACGCTTATGTGCCTTGGTATTCGACGCAGACAACTATGAGAGCGTTGCCTGTGGGCTTTGAGGAGAGTGTGGCTATGCAACGGAATACGACACCGAGGAGATTACCAGTCATTGATCGTAAGGAAATGATCAGTGTGAGACGTGTACCTAGTGTGGATCAAGGTTGGGTGCGTGATCTGACGAGAGAAGGTGTAGAGCCTAATCCTGGACCACATGATTCGTTGGACGCCTGTCTGGACTGCGAGCTCGCTGAGCTTTGTGAGGAGACTGGGAACTACCTTCCCATGGTTCAGCTGTACATCTCGTACTGTAGGAGTTCGTACTCTTATTGGAGGGATCGTATTCCGTGTCAGATCTGCATAGAGAACATACTGTACAGGTGGTACACTATTGGACCGGATTGTGATTCCATGGGGATGGGCTTCGGCGTTGAAGCCAAGTGTCCTCACAGGCGGACTCGTGCAGGTGTGCGAATGATCTTCAAACAAGTTTTGAGGATGGCTTTGTCGATGCAAATGCACGTATCGCAGAAGGAGTGTTATGAGCACATGCAGTGTGAATCAGAGCAGTGTATTTGGTGTTTGGTTCTTGGTTCGATGTGGGCTGGAAAGTTTCAGATTCATGGAGCAGCCCTAGCTATCTTTCTCTTTGCGGCCTATTTTAAAGATGGGCCCATAGGAGAGAGACGAGGTTTGGGTTTCGACTTTGGAGATGATCATGGACCCGCAGACGTGCCGAGAGAACTTGTGGATGCTGTACCAGAGCTTAATGGAACCTTGGATTGCGTGTGTGTGAGGCAGATGCGGAGGGTGTATGTGCTACCGGTGATTGCTTTCCTGCGTTTTTGGAAAGACGATGGTTTGGATTGGTTTCAATTTGCAGAGGACAACGGTAATTTTGCCTTTGCAGTGTGTCGCTCAATTGATGAGAAGGCTCGTTTTGCGAAAATTGCAAACATTGTTCGAGACTACAATGACTACTGTAACAAAATGTTTGTGAGAGACAAGATTATCGGCAGCAGACACGTGCATCAGTATTGGCGTCATGTGTCTGCGTATAGTTTCAAGACTTGCCGTGCAGGCATCCTGTCAGCCGAGGAGATTTTTGAACCGAGTCTCTTTGAAATACCGGATGATCCACTGGAAGGAGTGGATTGGGAGAAATTTTATCGGACGGAAGAAGAACAGATTTGGATCGAATTTGGTGGCTTTTTGGACGACCAAGTGGGTGATGGAGAGCCCATGAATTGTTGGGAACAAATTCAGGACCTTTTTCGAAGATTCACACGGTGGACAAAGTCGAAGTATACTCAGACAGCGACTCGTTCTTTACAGGAGTCCTGTGCGCAGGTGTACGATGCAATTTTACACAAGTACCTGCCACTTATGAGTATGGCTACAGATTTAGCGCTTAATCTGTATACCATTATAAGATCACAAAGCGCAATACTACGTAGCCTAGCTTTGGCTGCACTCGGGACTAAGCTGATTAAGACAGCTTGTCAGGGCGGAGAACTCCTGCAACAACTTACAGAAGGAGACTTTAGCTCTCTATTTCGGGACGAGGACGAGTGCATGAGCGTGGCTACAAAACTTGGCGTATCAGCAGCGGTGGCAGTGTGTGTGGCACTGCTATCAGCGATCGGAGTGACCTTTGGATCGAAGGATGCGACAGACTTGCGAAAGTTGGCACTCTTCAGAGTGGGAGAGGCAGCCAACACAGTGTCGAAGATTACTAACGGCGTGCGAGCAGTGCCTAACTTATGGCGCACAGTACAGACCGGAGTGACGACTGGCATTCAATACATGTTGGAAGGTCGGAATATCTTCGATGACTGGTTGAGAGACAATCGCGAGAAGTGTACAGACTGGCAAAGACAGTGGGACTCCTATCAGTTAGTCAACAGGTTTGATAACAACAATCTGTTCAGAGAGATTAACGGAGAAGTGGGTTACACCCGTCTCCTGGAGTTGGAGACATTCGCGAGGAGTGTTCGGACTCATTCTACTGCAGTGGGGTTTCCCATTTTGTGGACAAGGACGGCAGCAGAAGTTTTGAAGATGGCTGCCTCAGCAAGGAAGCTGTACGATACAGCTTTGTCGAAGATTGAGCCGGTGTGTCTGTGGTTACAGGGAGCTCCAGGAATTGGAAAGAGCTTTCTGGCCAGTTCGCTCATACCGTTCTGTGTCATGATGGAGTTGGGTATGGTACCTAACGCAGAGGAAGCAATGCGACAGACGTGGGGTAAGCCAACGAATCCGGATCAGGCATTTTATGATGGCTATGCATCACAGAAGTTCGTCATTTGTGACGATTTCCTGGCGAGTGCGGAAGATAAGGATGCCTTGGAGATGATTAATCTCGCCTCTTTGGCAAAGGTGCCTATCCCTATGGCCGATCTTAGTGAGAAGAGGACAGTTTTCGACTCACCCTTCATCATAGCGACAACTAATCAGAAGAGTGTGCAGGCAGCACAGTCCATCAAGGACAAGCCTGCACTCATTAGACGGTTTGGTCTCGCAGTGGAATTGACTGCTCGGCCCGCGTTCGCGGAGAAAGGAAAGGTTGACTTACAGAAAGCAGTGGAGAGTTTTTCTGCGTGTAGGACAGTCGGAGATCTCGTACAACAGATGAATCGAATCTGGGTGGTCAAACACCTAGATTTGTACAATGGACAGATCACGAATGACGACATCGGTGTTGGAGCGATTGTCGGATACATGACGTCAGAATACATCAAGCGGAACAAAGTCAACACGAGATTGGATCGAATCCTCGAGAAGATAGTTGCTGGACCGGTTGCTGATGGAGCAACTAGTGTGAAACAAGTTGTGACAGCGGATGATCAGATGATGAAGGTTCCGCCTCCAGTGGCGGGACCATTGAACGAAGCTTACCGTCTTTTTCAGCTGACAGACTGCAAGGATGAATTTGAAATCCGAGATTATGATCTTTCAGACGAAGAACAGACCGAATATTCAGAAGCGGAACTGAGAGTGCCGGATATGAACCCGCGTGTCATTCAGGCTCGTATGGCCTATCTGGCCCAACACGAGTCTATGAAGAAGTGTAACGAGCTTACACCGAACGCGATCAAGGTTATACTCTCAGGTGTGCAAGTTGATGCTATGGCACTCGGATACGGAGGAAAACAGGAAATGATGGCTATTGCAGCGCAGATGCCAACACAGCATTGTATGTTTTCGCCGACGTCTAAGTACGAGTTTGGGAAATTCGTCCGTTACCTGCAGCGATCACTCTTGTCTACAGAAAAAGAACAAGACAAGACTGCACGCTGGATTGGATTAGCTAAGCATATTGCCGTTGGTTTGGGTATAGCAGCAGGAGCTGCAGCTGTAGCTTACAGCATATACACAATCATTAAGGCGTATTGCACCCAGACTGTACCGACAGAAGCGGAAGACGAGGGTGTGTATGATTCAGGTGGTGCTAGACAACCTCAGCGGAGTAAGGCAAAAGGAATCCGAAAACTCATGCGAGATGATGGATTGCCCTACCGAGAGGATGTCGTGAAACGCATCCAGAAGAACATGCACCGTATCGAAATCGGTGTTGGCAACGACAGACCGTACGGACTATATGCGCTAGCCTTGACACAGGATACTATAGTTGTGCCGGAACATTTCTATCAGTCCTATCTTGCTATCGAGGATGACGATAAGCAGATACGGATTGAGGCGAAAGCGAAGGGTGGTCGCAGAGTGGCTTGGTTGCCGCTCAGTATGACCCCCTTGAACTCTGAGGTGGTGCGGGATACAGGTTATTTCTCAGGAAAGAGAGATGCCCGCATCGTGTGCATGGTCGATCAAATTTTACCGAATGTGAAATCGATCATGCCGTACCTCATGACAAGAGCAGATAAGTTAGCTAGGGCTGGTACAGAATTTACGGCTTTGTGGCTGGAAGTGGAGCACTTGGACAAGGCAGTTGTGAGTTTTGGAACTCAGTACCAGAAGCGAGATGAAACTTCATTGGCAGCTAAGGTGAATGTGGAGACCAAGAACGGAGACTGTGGTCGACCCTACGTGTTGCGCAATATTGCGTGTCAGAGACCCTTAGTGGGAATTCACGTGTGGGGGAAGGCTAACAAGGATATTCAGGCGACAGGTGTTGCTGATCTCAGCTTTGAGAGTGTGCGTGAGTCAATTGTGGCTATAGAGAGTCGGATCTACGTGCCCGCGTCAACTGAACCGTTCGACATATTCGACGAGCCTGTGGAGTTAGACGACCAGTTTGGTCGTTCATTGGTAGCAGGTACGTCGGACGTGCATAAAGGGACGTGGAATGACGTGAAGCTTGTTAGATATTTGCCGACGAAGACAGCCTTTGACAGGACTGACTTGAAGAATCCGGGAGACTGGGAGGATGAGTACTCCCCAGCCGTTACAGGCTTTGTCGGGGGAGAGCACACCCTGTATGGTAACATGATCAAGTTTGAACCGCAGGCGCAAATGACAGTGCCAGTGGGGTTACATGAGCAAGTGTTGACGTACATGCAGTCTCGGGTTGACGAGTATGAAGGACAGGATTTTGACTTGACGGAAGACGAAGTCATCAACGGAAGTGCAGACTACTCGCCCATTGTGATGGACACATCACCAGGTTTCTTGTCGTATGCGTACGCTAAGGGAAAGAGCGAGCTGTTCGACGAGTTACCGCAAGTGGAGGGAGAACCTATTAAGTACAAGTTTTCAGAGGCTGCGTACACAAAGGAAATTCCCCACTTGAAGGTGCCATTCATGGTGCACTATCGCACTGAAGAGGCGCGAATTCTCCGAGGAGAGGAACCACATGTATTGTGGGTGGCGGTTAATAAAGATGAACTGCTGCTCACTGACAAGGTCCGCCGAGGTAAGGTGCGGGTCTTTGTGGCTCCCGAACTAACGCACACACTCCTGCAAAGGAAAAAGTGCGGTCGGTTCATTGCCTATATGAAGAAACACATGGGTTTCAAGATGTGTCATGCTATAGGTTGTGATAAAGACGTGGTTTGGGGAGCCATGCGTAAGCGGTTCTACGAAGTTGGAGAGCGAGGTTTCGACGTCGACTATAGTAACTTTGATGGGACAGAGACTATCCAGGGTTTCAACGTGGTGTTAGCGTTGATGGATAAGTTCTATAGTAGAGGAGGAGAGCGAGTCTCCCGAGCTGCACTCGTTCGCAGTATAACACACTCCTATGTCGTGACTGGTTATTTTGTGGTTCAGACCATACAAGGAAACAAGTCCGGCAATGCGGCCACAGACATTTTCAATTCTATAGTGAATTGGTATAACATGCTTGTGTGCTTCTTGGTTTCGCAGAAACTCATGGCGATACCCAGATCCATACAAACGTTCACTGAGTCAGTAAGGTGTCTGACTTATGGAGATGATGTCATTGTGACCGCGTCTAATGAGGTGTTGCACTATTACAATCGTCGGAGTTGCGCGAACGTGTTGAGCCTCATGGGTTACACTATTACAGGAGCCCAGAAGGAGAGTGGAGAACTGAACGAGAGTGAGGATTTTTCCGAACTAACCTTTCTCAAGAGCCCGTTTGTGGTGCGAGAGGGGTTTGTTGCGTCGCCTCTGCCGTTAAAAGTCATCGGCCGGGAACTCCTGTGGGGAAAGCGCAGGAATGCTGGTGATCAGGAGATCATGCAGATGAAGGTGGATGCTGGTGTTCGGATGATGTGTCATCATGGTGAGGAGAAAGCGAATCGACTCATTGACCAACTCAAGGAGCAGGGTTGGACGTCTCGCATCACTTACAAGGAGTGGATGCTGGAGATGGTGGACAAACAAGAGAACCAAGTGGTGGAAGGTGCCGTCGTGGAGGAAATTCGCGTGGGCAACTACTTCGAGGACTCACTGGATGAGGATCCGGAGGACGTTGTTATCGTGAAGGACTTCGACGACGAAGACTCGTCCTGGGACGACGAAAAACTCACCCACCCGGCGAGTGTGCTGCACATGCTCGTCCCGACCTCCTGATCTGAGGGAAAACGGATCGCCCGACGACCTGGTACAGTCGCTAAATTGTACCATTGGACACGGTGGATGCTCACGGTAGAGCACTTAATTTAGGTTGTAGTCGTGATGTCGTAGTTCATAAAAAGCAAACATAAAACCGTGCTTGCCGGTTAGCAAGTTAATTAGGGATAAAGCAGTTTACTGCACTTAATTTAGGTAATTTAATATCGTTTAGAGCGTAGAGTCATTGCATGTTTTAGTAATTTAAGTTAGGTTCCCGACGCCTTATCATCTCCCTTGGGCAAGGGGTAGTGCTCGTATAGGACATAAGTCTGCTACGACTAGAAGACGGTAATGACCATATCAGGTGGCGGAACAGCGCGCTCAGTGATGTAGGTAAACAGGTCACTTTTTAGTGAAAGGGGTGACCAGGAGTAATTGTATATATTTTATATAGGATTCCCTAGCTGTAGGACAAATTTAATCTTTTAGATGGTGTGTGGTATGCACTCCAATTAAAAC